TTAGAGGCCAGCGGCTGCCAGCCTCTGTTCCACAGCATCCAACCTGTGGGCCAGTCCGCGAGCAATGAACGCCAGCAGCTCGTCCATGCGAAAGCTGTAGCGGTCGCCTGCTGCGCGGTGCTCCTGCGTAATCTCGCCCTCTTCGTCGCGGATCTCCGGCAGCTCATCCCACTCGTCATAGCAGATGAAGCCGTAGGCGAACGGGTCAAGCCCGTGCGATTCGAGGATGGCAATCGCCTGCTGCACCGTCATGCCGATGTGCTGGCGGGCTGTTTCGCCCTTGGCCTCTACCATCGCCAGCCACTGGTAAACCCCTATCCCGTGCCCCAACTCTGCCGCTGCTGCCAACTCGGCAGGAGTGAATGGACGAACCGTCGTCTTCTCCCGCCCATCGGAGGTGTTGATTGTGCCGGTTGCTGCGTAAACCGTTGACCAGCGCCTGCTCGCCAAGCCACATGACTGCGTCGAGTCCGCCCCCGGGTGCAGATTGTGCAGCGTGTCCATTTCAAGCACGTTGACGGGCGTAGTCTCACCAAGCCGGGTTGCTCGGAATATGTAGCGGGTTCCGTTTGCAGTAGCGGTCAAGTTCTCAGAAGCGACCAGCAGTATTTCTGTCGCCTGATTCGGCCCCCATGCTCCGCCTGAATGCCAGCCTCCGCCGCGAATACTCATCAGGCGGTCGCCCGCCAGTGCAGGAGCTGGGGTGACGCGATTCCCACGGGCCTTCATGCCCAGAACGAAAGAGCCCGTAGACCCTCCGCTATAGCGCACCATTGCCTCACATGGGACGCCGTCCGAGTCTTGGAATTCATGCAACAGAGACGCGGTAAATCCGAGGCCCCAGGAAACTTCGCCGATCACTACAGGCCCCTGCAACTGGTTCGACCACGCGCCATCACCGCGCCAGAACTGCCCCGTTGTCCCAGCGGGGAGAGCAGGCTGGTACTGCGGGTGCGGATTGGGTGCAGCGACGTGGGCAGAGACGGCGGCAGATGCCCGCGCATCGGCGCGCTCATCCGTGAAATAGAGGTTGCCCCCTTCGGCAAGATCCGACGTGGTCGCCACACTGGTTCCAGCCAGGCGCCCGTAGCTGTCGCGTAGAGTTTTCTGCAACGTGCCGCCACCCTCGTTAGGAAGCTCGGCCAGGGAAAGGGTCGGAAGCCCTGCGGCTGCATCACCGTTGGCAACGTCGATCTGCTGCGCAGTGCCGGTGATCGTCGCGGCCTTGGTACCAGTTACGCGGCCCTTCCCATCGACAGTGACAGCCTGCAGGCTGCCAGCACCGCTGTTCGCCACTTCGGCAAGGCCAAGGGTTATGACGCCATTCGTGCCTACCGATTTCTCAAGCTCGCCCGTATCCACCGCAATGGCGCTGGCAACGGGGAAGAATCCCCGCCGCCCAGTCGGCCCAGTGCCGTAATACTCGGTGTTGCCCGGGGCAGATTCATCGCCGACAAGCTGGATTTCCACCACAGAGGCTCCTGCGGTGTCGACTGAGTTGCGCCCAACAATGCGCAGTGACTGACCATCGGCCAGCTCTGCAACCCTTGCCGCCAGAGCTTCATACAACTGGCGAAGGTCGTCGCTATTCTGCGCAATAGCAAGGCGGGCGAAGTAGTCGCGCCACGCCTGAGTCACTAGACCATCGCGGCCAACAACCGGCTCATTGGCGCGCGGCTGGGCACCGAACTTTGGGGAACTCATTACTCAGCCTCCACTTGCCCCTGAGCGATCCACTGGAATACGACGGGGTTGACGATGTTCTGCTGCCCGGAGTTGCCCTCTGCCACGTCAAAACCAGCAGTGAAGCCGGTGGCGGTCGGGGGTGCTGTCACATAGGTGCAGACCGGTCCACCCGGCTGGCCGCCAGGGGCAGGCGTGATCGTCACGTTCGGAACAGTGCCGGTCTTGAAGGCGTTGGCGAAAGTGACCGCCAGCGTGGTCTGGTTGAGGCCCGACACGGGGGCCGTGCCGGTACCCTTCAGAATCTGCCAGTCAGTATCGCCACCAGTCTTGATGACAACGCGGTCGACGCCATCTACCTCCGCAGCCGGGGGTGCTTCGGGCGGGGCCTTCCAGATCAGATTCGACCCATCAGTGCCAAGGATGTAGTCAGGCGAGCCGGATGGGTCGGGAACCTGCAGGATCGCCTGCATTAGCCAGTTGCTGCCATCGGTGGTGAGGAACTTGCCCGCCTCCATCGGAGGCAGAGCAGCGCCTGATCCTTGTCCGCTGTTAACGTCCCGAACCCACACGACTACGCCGTCACCGTCATACAAGGTCACGGTGTACGGGCCATCAAGCCATATGCTCGTGTTAGTTCGTCCGGAAGAATCCAGCGGCACCGGGTTCTGGTTCGGCACGGCCTGATCTGGGTCTGACCAAGTATCTTTCAGCTCGGAAGTGGCAAGTTCGCAGAACTCGAGCGAGCCGCCAGCGCACGGCTTGAGGCCCAGCAGATCCATCAGGACCGGGGCCGGGTTGTAGAAGCGGTAGGTCATTCAGGACTCCAGAAATGACAAAGCCCGCATAAGCGGGCTCGGGGTGGCTCTTACGTCTCCACAGGGACGGAGACTCGACGGGGCTAGGATTGGGCCGCCCAAGAAGGGCTAACCAAAAGGGGAAAGGAATGGCTGCCTTTATCGTTACCTATGACCTAAACCAGCACGGTCAGAAATACGATTGCATCATCAAGAAGCTTGAAGCCCTTGGCGCGTGGCACATGCAACAGTCTGTGTGGATAGTCACGGGGAATCACACTTCCGAGAACATCAGAAACTCTCTCCGCGAGTGCCTAGATGGAAATGACAGCCTGTTCGTGGGGCGCATAGCAGATGCCGCATGGAATGGCCTCACTCCTGAGGCCGCAGCCTGGCTTATCCAGAAGATCAGGTGAGCTTCGGCGGTAGCTGAAACTCACCTCCCGGAGCAGTGCCTTTTATGCGCAAATGGCGCTCGTAGGACGCACCATACGGCAGCGAGTCAATCTTGACCTGCACGCCTACGAGGAACGCCACAATGGCGATAACCGAACGCCGCCAGCGCGGCACGGGATAGTCAGGGTAGCCATATCGGCCGGTCAGGTTGTTCCATGCTCTGGTGATCTTGTTCATATCTGACTCCAATAGAAAGCCCCGGTCTCCCGGGGCTGTTAGGTGTGGGCTTCACGCCCCAGTGGTACGATCTGGGGTCAAGGAGGGGGTATGTCTGACTGGCTAAGCGGAAAGGCTGATGAAGAGCGCGAGCGCCGCCTTTACGGGAGAGAGCCAGTTCCGCGTGAACGCACCTTGGCGGGGAGAGCCGAAGGCCTACTCATGCTCCTCCTGCAGCTCTTTGGTTGGCTGATAATTGCTGCCGTTGTTGCGGCAATCGCAATTTTTGTGGCCGTTAAAGTGACGACAGACAAATACATCCTCGATTGCCCAGGCGTCGTCGAAACCCGAGACAGAGACTTCATTCGCAATGACTCTTTGCATCTCCAGGTTACGCAGTACGGTTGGGTGGTGCGCCTATGGTCGGACGAGGATGGGTCCGCGATGGCTGCCACCACCAGCGGGGCGCATAATTTCCTCAAGATGAAGCGGACGGGTACTACCTTCTTCCTAACTGGATTCAATACTGAGCCAGGGTATTACTCGCCACTAACTAGAACCGTGGAACTAAGAATTGCAGACGGCCAATGGTTCAAGGGCCAATGCACTGAGCGGAAGGGCGGCAATAGATGATCCTGCCGCCCAAGAAGACCAAGGAGAAGTGATGGATAAGGTGAACCTGTTTATGGGAGTCGTAGGAGGCCTGTTGGCGATGATTGCCTACTGCGCCTATTTGGCTGCAACAACCCTTGAGAAGGCGCTGAAGGAACTGGAGGCAATTCGCCATTTCACCCAGCAATCCGCCAGAAACACAGATCGGCAGGGGTCATAACGAATGGACATTGAGCGCGCAATTGCAATTGCGGCAACCCCCATCATCCTAGCCCTCTGGCGGGTGATACGAAGCTGGGCGAAGGTCAACCTATCGCCCGTTCTTCCCGCTAGGTTTACGAGCGTCACGGTCCGGCAGCCGCTCCGGCTCAGCCACGACAAGGGGCACAGCAGCGAGACTGGCGAGCGGTGAAGTTCTGGCAAGGGCATTGGTTGCAGCGCCCTGATTAGTTGCCAATCTCGCCAGCATATTGCTGTTAAGGGCTCGCCCTGCAACAGCGCCAGACCCTAGCAGGCCGAGGGCGCTAGGTATCCCCCCAACTCCGCCCGTGAGGCCCAGCAATCCATATGCGATGTTTCGTCCGGGCGTCCCAGAGTCTGGGATCTGGTTCTTAAGAAGCGTCTGACCAATTCTGCCGAGGTCGCGCATCTCCTTAGTGCTGCCGTTGCGAATTGCAGGCCAGACGGCGGAAGGCTTAACGTCCTCGCTCGCCCCGCCAACCTGCTTAAGAAGCCCCTGCACGGTCTTGAGGTTTGCCCATTCTCCGCGCAACTGCCTAAGTGCAGCCGCATCTTCGGGGCCGACCGCACGACCCGCAATATCATCAAGGGCCTGTCGGAACTCCTTTACAGCAGAGCCAAGTGAGTCAGGGCCCTCAGCCTTCATTATCTGTGAGCGCAATGCCTGATATTTCTTCCCGGTGAGCGCACCACTCGCTGCAACTTCTTCCAGGATCATGTCAAGTTGGTTGGCTACCACCTTCGACTGATCTTGGGTGAGCCTCTTCCCTACGGATGTTTCTACAGCAACGAGTTGGCGAATTGCTGAAGGGTCGATAGGAATATCGTTCCTGGAATAGATTTGCTCGTATCCGTCACTGATTCTCTGCCTCGCTGCGGCCATAACGTCGTCAGTCAGCTTCCCCGCATCTGCACCAAATGTGCGGCCAACGGCCCGATTGAATGCCTCCTGTTGGCGGTTTGCAGCCTGTCCCGCCCCAGAAAATGGCAAATACCTCGCTGCCGAGGCCAGGGTCTTCATTGGTACCGATTCCGAGATCTGCGAGATATGGAGCGGTATTCCCTGCTGCTTGGCAAGATCGATCAACCGGCTACGAGTTGGATCAATGGCGGCGCGCGCTCGTCCTGCCAGCGCCCCAAGCCCCTCGCCCACTGCCCCGCCCGCGCCGCCTAGAGCGCCACCGATCAAGGCATTACGATTCCTCTCGGCGTCACTAGAGACGGGCTGCAAAGCGCCGCCAGCAGCACCAACTGCCGCATTGCCCGCAAGCCGACTCGCGACCGTTGCCCCCTTCCCTGCGGCGCTACCGGGGATCAGCATCATGCCGATATCGCCGATAATCTTGCCCGCCTTGCCGCCCGTGGTGCTCGACAGATCGGCATCTGCTGCTTCCCGCTCAGCCGCCTTCTCGCGGAACCACCGCTGCGGGGCCAGCATGTTCTGCTCGACCGTAGCGGCTGCCTCCGGGCTAATGCGCGAGGCCAGAGACGCAAGCCCCGACACCGGGCGGCTAGCTTGGTCAACAATCGTCTGACCAACGCTGTAAGCGGCGTCCACCATGCTCTTGCCGAGGCCCGCCCGAACGCGCTCACTGCCCGACATTGCGTCGGTTGCGCGATAGGGGCGGTCAGGCGTGGTGGTGACCGTTGCCGTCACGTCTGAGAAGTCGGGGGGCTCGGCGTTGACGCCAGGAAGGTCAGTGATTCGCGTTTGGGAGTCGAACTGCTGGCGGGCCACCGAAACCTGCGACGGGTCGCCGATCTGAGGAGCCACCACCTCGTCGAAATACTGGTTCCGCGCCTGCTCCTTCTGCTCAGCCGGAAGCGCCAGAAACGCCTCCGACTGAGCAACTTCAGACCATTTCTTTGCCATGTGTCAGTTCCAAAGGTTGCTGAAGTCGTTGGATGCGGGCTGGGCCTGCGCAGGTCGGCTCTGCCCGCCCTTCTTGGGTTGGCCCAGCTTCTCGCGCACGATCCGGTCGATGTTCTCGATCTTCCAAGCTCGAGCCTCGGGCAGGTCTGTACGCGTGGGGATCATCGCCAATAGCAATTCCTGATCCTTGTCCGTGAACGTTCCCTCGCCCGCCGACCGGAACAACTGCTTCAGGACAGGCGCGATAGCTGCAACGCCGCCCTCTGCAATCTGCTGCCCCGCCGTTACTGCAGGCAAGCGCCCGGCAAGCGGCCCGGTAAGGCTGCTACCCAGCCCCTCACTAACGCCGCTCATCGCCGTGTCGTAAAGATTGAAGCTACGGTCGTTCTCTGCCTGCACAGCTTGGCGCTTCGCGCCCGTTTCGATGGAGGCCTTGCCCCCTGCTTCCCTGAGTGCAGCATCAGTCCGCATGTTCAACTCAGTGGGGAGGTTCGACAGCTCCACGTCCGCCTGCGCCTGTGCCACAGCCCGCGCTTCGTCCTCTTTGCGTCGGCCGACAGCCAAGCCAGCGGATGCTCCCGTGCGGCCACCACGCGGCAGTTGCAGGTGGATGTGGTCACCTTCGTCGATGGCCTGATAACCCATTTGGCGAGCGCGGGACATGAAGGCCGGCTTCAGCTGCTGGGGCACTGCGTAGTCAGCTGCCGTGCCAGTCAGGTGCTGGCTGTTAGGGGTGCCGCCAACCTGCTGATTCCGCTCGGCAGTGCGCATCCCGCTGGTCATGCTGACGCCAGGGAACTCGCCAGCCAGTGACGTGAAGTCGCCGAAATGCTGCTGCCCACTTTGCGGCGCTGCCGAAGCAGCAGGTGCCATGCCATCAGCTGATGTGCCGATGGGTGAGAAATCACCGGTCGCCTCGTCATACACCTCAAGGCTTCCGGTACGTGGATTCTGGCGGCCCTTACGCGGGCGGCCATCGGCACCAACGATATCGAAGAAGCCATACCCTGCGTTCGACGCACGCCCATCGAGCCCCAGGTTGATCCGGCGCGCCCGCATCTGATCTTCCGGCGACAGACCGGCAGTCATCATCTGGAACGAGCGGACGTCAGTGGGGGTGGCGTTTGCCCCCTGGTACGCCTGCACAATCGACTGCGCGGCCTTGTCGATGATCGGCGCGGTCTGGTCGTTGTACTCCTGCGGCATCTCAGACAGGCCGAAGCGGGACAGCGTCGGCACCATGCTGCGATACAGGCCTGCGCGAGCCTGCGGCGGGGCATTGGTGAGCAGCTTCGCCATGTTCACCATGTTGGTGTTGCGTCGCTCGTCCGAATAGGCCATCTGCTTTTCAATGCCCTGCGCAGCACCAGCATCGACGGACGCTGCCTGCGACAGGATCGAGTCGCGCTGCTCGGCGGGAGCCGAATAGGCCAAGCTAGCCAGCTGATTGAGCTGATTCTGCTGCCCCCGCTCCCGGCCCATCTCGCCCTGCTGCTGCACAAAGGCCAGCGCATTGAGCGGCGAAAATTGCTGATACGGCTGTGCCATTACACGCGCCCCTTGAAGTTGGCGAGGTTGTTGCCGAAGCTAGCCAGTGAACCTGCATTGGCATTCGCCGCCGGGCTGTACGCGCTCTGGCGGCTCTGCAAATAGTTGTTCGCCAAGCCGCCGAGGCCAGTCAGCGCCTGCGACCAGTTGTTACCCTGGCTGAGCGCATTGGAACCCTGCGCATAGGCTGCATTGTTGAGGTTCTGGCCGTAGGCTCCGGCGTAGTTCTGGCCCACGCCTGCAAGCGCGGAACTGGAGCTTGCGCCCATGTTCGCCAGCCCCATGAGACTGTTGCGGTAGTTGCCGAGGTTCTGAGTGGCGAGGCCGCCGATTCGCTCAGCAAGATCAGCCTGATACCCGCCGCTGTAGAGGCTTCCATTCCTCGCCGCACTGCGGTCACCAGCCTTCGTAGCCTCTTGGACCTGCCACAAGTAATCCGGCGAGTTCATGAACCCCGAATAGTCGCCGGATGCCAAGGCATTCAGTCCGGTCAGCGCATTGGCCCCGGCCTGCTGATAGGGAGCAAGGTCGTTGCGCGCTTGGTCGTAGATCTGCCCCTGCAAAGCATTGGCCTGATTGCTCGCCCTGTTTGCAGCGGCGGTCGCCTTGTTCGCGGCTCGGTTCTGCAGCAATGCCGAACCTGCACCAACAACCACACCAGCGGTAACAGCTGCCATGTCAAATATCCTTTGTGTAACTGATTTCGGATCGGGAGTAGCCAGCGCGCTCATAGAGAGCTGCGGCCTGCGGCGGGCTGTTTGGCATATGAACCATCTGGATCCGGTCTACGCCGAAGTCTCTGCACGGCTCTTCGATAGCCGATAGCAGCGCGTAGGCCGCACGGCCTCCCCGCGCCTCCGGAGCAACCCACCACACGACTTCTGAGGCGAAATTGCGGTTCCGGTTGAACAGGAAAGGGGTAACGAATACGCCAACCATGCCGACCAGTTGCCCGTCATCCTCGGCAACCAAAAACACGTGATCGTTGATCAGCATGGAGGCGAGATCCTCGACGCTCGCCGCGTCCATTTCGCACCAGTCGGCGTAGTGGGTCGTCGGGTAGAAGCGTGCGGACATGGCAACGATCACCGGCACGTCGGCCAGTGTTGCTTTGCGAATTTCCATCAGCCCTCCGGCGTAAAAAAGGCGACCGCTACGAGTCGCCCTGTCTTTGCGTCATCACCGAAGGCCGCGAATGGCCAGCGGCTGTGGAACATGGCCGACTCATAGATGATGCAGCGGCCTAGCTTCATCTCGGCCAGGGCAATCTGGTCCCACTTGTCGGCGTCGTCCCAGTCGTGGCGAACATGCTCAAACAAGGCCAAATCGCCCTGCTCGATGCGGCTTGCGCCGGTCTGCTTGTGACGCCAGAAGGCGGTGCCACCCTCGCCCTCGCTCAGGTATAGGACGGCGGCATGCGTGCCCCAGCCCATGTCCGAGTGAATGGCCGCATTCGGCAACTCGCCATTGAAGTTGAGCCGGTAACCCATGCCCAGCATCTCAACCGGCCCCATGGCCTTCTCAATGCCTTCTCTCAGCCCCGGCACCTCAGCGATGGCGATGCGCTTGTAGATTTCGCCATCTGGCCCATGCCAATCGACGTAGTTTGCGCGCAGGCCATCTGCCCGCACCGACTCAGGGTCGGGCAGGAAGTCGTCAATTATCAACATGCCTTATCCGTCCGTAGGCTCGATGGAGACGGTCGCGCCCATCAGGTCGCTCTTGACCGGGCTGGAGATGCGGATTTTCACGACCATCTGCCGGTAGCGGCCGAGCCGAAGAAGGCGGATACGCTGCTGGTACTCGCCGATCAGGCCCAGCGAGCGACGCCGCCAGTTGCTCCAGTTGTGCCCGCCGTCCTTGCTGACAGCCACTTCAACGTAGGCATCGTTCATACACCGGGTCCATTCTGAAGAAGACCATGCATCACAAAATCGGGCGTCTCCAGGCGCACGATGTACCAGCCAACAGCAGGCAATGGAGGCGCTCCTTCATCGTCAAACGTCCACTGCAGCACCCGGAAGACGTCGTTAGGCTCAGGCGCGTACTCGGGGACAGACACAATTGCGTCTAGCAGAACCTTCGGAACCTTGTCGCCAAGTTCAATCGAATCGGGATCAACGCCCGCTTCGTCGCAAGATGCATAGCCGGTTATGACGAACCGGGCACCAGAATCGATGGCCGCAGTTACAGCCAACTTTGCCTCGTCGCCCCAGAACTGCGAGAACGTTTCCTCGATGCGGAATCCCGTAGCTTCGTTCACAGCGCGAATCCGCACCAGGTACGAAGTGTCAGGCCAGCCGACCAGCGGCACCTGCTTCTGGCCTACCTGCAATAGCAACTCAGCCTGCGGAACGTTGAACGCAGACTGGCTATCCGACAGTACCGGGCTGGTGCGCTCGCGGATCATCGGGTCTAGTGCCTCGGCTGGATAGTCCCAATCGAACAGCCAGATTCGACCGTCCTGGAAGTCGCTGCCGTACCACTTCCGCCCCCAGCGTACGCAGCCGTTGAGCCGCCAACGCTTGAAGCCAAACGACTGGCGGCGGTGCCAAAGCCCGACCACCACGTCGTAGCCAAACGTTTCACCATCTGGGAACGTGATGTAGTAGACCTTGTGGCCGTTGTCCTCCCAAGTGAAGGCGAAGGCATTTTTCCAGTCGTACTTGGAAATGGCGCGCTCGATGGCGCGGGTGCTGATCGGAACCGCTCGATATGCATCAAGCCGGTAGATCACCCCGTCGTTACCAAGCCATACAACCGAGTTGTCGAGGTTGTGGATCGTATGCAACGACGCGCAGCCAACATCTATGGTCACGCCCTTGGATTGGAACGTGCCAGTCGCCTGCCCGGTGTTGTAGTAGAACTCGGTGGTGCGCTCACCGAACAGGATCACCTCGCCCTGGTTGACCGCAAGGCCGACAAGGCGGTCGGGCTGGCTCTCAGCCTCGCCACGATCCAGCGTGTTGTAGTCCAGCCCATCGGCTAGGTCCGAGTGGAGCCAGTAGCGGCCGAACGGCTCGACGTAGAACAGATATCCGTCGATGAACTTCACATCGACCGCGCCCGGGAACCCGTCGTCAGTGATGCGAGTGAAGGCCCGCGTGCTGGTGTTCAGCACATAGCCCGACTGACCGTTGACGATTGCCAACTGGTTGCCGTTCTTGATCTGGTTGTGCGCCATCCGCACACGGCCAACGCCAGGAATCGTTCCGCGCGGGAAGCCGACGCCCTTGTTGTTGACCTCGTACAGCGTCTGGCCGGAGACAACGTAGAAACGGCCCTCGCAGTTGTAGACGCCGCGAATCGGGCCGCTCCCAATCCTCTTGTACGGCAGCAGGCCCGGCGCAGTGCGCAGCATCGTAGGCGTGCGCGTGCCCGGCACATCCGCAACCACCGGCAGCCAGTTAACCGTGTCCTGCACCGACCAGTGCCGCGTGTCGTCGGCATAGAACCCGCCGACTAGGCTCACCTCTTGGGCGCGCATAGGTCATTGCTCCACGGAGATGAATGGGATTCCTTTCATCAGACCTCCCACCTGTCGGTGTAGACGTTGTACCGACCACCGAATCCCGGCAATCCAGGCTCAAGCGTCATCGGATTACTCGAGAAAACGTCAGCAAGTACGTCGGATTTCAGCCGTCTTGCTGTGTCGACCACATCCGCCTCAATCGCCACGCCATAACGGGGGCGCAAACGAATTGCGAGATTGAACATCACCGCTTCGTCAGCCTCGGGCGGAACAGGCAGCGTGTCGGCCGGGTTGGACACCGGAATCCAGCCGACTGAATAGCCATTGGCCTCCCATCGAGCCATCATCATGTTCAACGAGCTGATACCCGTTGCCATGTCCTCAGCTTCGGCGGCCTCTGTCGCGTCCTTGACGCGAAGTAGCTCCAAGGCCCCAGAAACGATTTCTGCGACAGTCGTCATTGCGGCCTCTATAAAGAAGAAGGGGCGCCCGGATGGACGCCCCTTTGGTTACTGCTGCACCGCTATTAGGCGGTGGTCTTGATGATGCCCAGAGCAGCCAGCGCCGTTGCCAGCTGGGCAGCTGTGACCGATGCCAAGCTGAGCGCAGCCGGCTGGGCGGCGGGGGTTGCGCCGAAGAAGCCAACCTTGGAGGTCGCATTGCGACCAACCACGGTGCCGTCCTCGGTTTCCACGGCCGAGGCCGCGCGGGTATTGCCAGTGTCGAGTGCCATCTATCGTCCTCCTTAGAACGAAGTCGGGTCGTTGGGGATAACCACGCCCCATTCCGGGCGCAGAACAGCCGAGCCCCACAGAATGTCGACGCGGTTGAGGAACAGGTCGTTGACAGTGTCGTAGTCGCGGACCATGCGCAGGGACAGACCGTCCAGGTTGACCCGGCTTGCGTCCTTGTTCTCCGGCAGCGGCAGATCGACCGTTGCGAAGGTCAGGAAGTCGCGAGCGAAGCCCAAGTTCACGCCAGTCTGTGCGGCAGAGCCAAGCACCGAAACCGGTGCTGCATCATTCGGGGACGCAGTGACGTTCTGCTCCGGACCGGTCGGGATGATGGCCGGACTGATCTTCACCGCACCAGCGCCACCTGCGAAGTTCTCCGTAACGACGAAGGTCTGCAGGAAGCCGGTCGACACCTTGGTAGCCGGGTTGACCGCATACACGCCAGCGATGGTGATGTGCTGGCCTGCGATCAGCGTGCCGGTGCCTGCACCAATAGTCAGGCTGGAGCCAGTCTGGCCTGCGCCCGTCACGGTGTAGCCCGAAGCGGTTGCCGTACCGATTGCCTGCGCGGGCATGTTGGTGGTTTCGAACCAATCGAAGCCAGCCGCACGCGCCATCAGGCCATCTTCGTACTGCTCGGCCAAGCGATCCTGAGAGTTGAAGAAGCCCTTCAGCTGGTCGACCACCTGCACGGTGCCACTGGTGTTGGTCACCAGATAGCGCTGGCTCGGGGCCAAGCTGTCAGTCAGCAGCTTGTTGGCGCGCAACGCTTCGGAGAAGTCCAGCTTGCCATCGGCGTTCGACACGTAGTTGCTGGCGAACGGCAGGGCGCGCTGCAGCACGGTGGTTTCGATGACCGAAGCCAGATCGGCCAGCGGCTGATCCAAGTAACGCTTGCGGAAGTCATCGATGTTCAGCGCCATGTCTGCCGAATTCCACGCCAGATCGATGCCGGTCTGGTCAGTGATGGTCAGCGGAACGGTCTTGTCCACCATGTTGCTCGCATCCATGATGCGGCCCTGGCGGATCTTGGCGTGGGTCGGGACACGAATGTCGATGGAGTTGCCGACCTTGGCGCCGGTAACGGCGAACTTGTCGTCGTACTCCATGTTGATCTTGCGCAGGAAGGTCAGCTTCTGTCGCAGGGTCGACAGAATCTCGCGGGTGATCAGCTTGGTATTGAGGTATTGATTTGCCACGTTCTATGGTTCCTTATCGAAGGCCCTTCTGCTTCCGTTCTTTGCGGCGCCGCTCGTCGTACTCGCGCATGGACATTTCTTCCAGCGACTTCACGACAGCGGGCGCCCCGGTGAGAGTGGTCACAGGGGGCGGGGCTTTGGTCACGGTTTTGGGTGTGATCTGACGCGGCGGAGGCGGAGCGGAAAGCTCGGCCTCGATTCGGCCAATGGCTCGGGCAACACCCGCCAAGTTCATGGTCGAGATGCGCCCGGCCTCTTGGGGGTTCTTGCCGAGGTAGTAGGCCAATGCAGCTGGGTTGTCGGTGTCGGCGATGACATCGACCATGTCCTGCGAGATGCGCAGGTAGGGGTTCGAAATCACTTCGAAGTAGTCGGGGTGGCTCTGGGCAAAGCCCTGGGCGCTCTCCTGCAGCTTCTGTTCACGCTTCTGCTGCGATTCGGCCTTTCGCTCCTGCCCTCGCTTCCACTCGTACCAAGCGGCGTTGTACTTCTGCACATCAAACTCGCAGCCTTCCAACGTCGGCTCTGTGGAATCCGCCTCCTTCACCGGCTGGGCCTGCTGTTGTTTGCCGCGTGTTGCCTGCTCCCTCCAGTAGTCCCGTTCCCGCTGCGCGTCGTACTTCTCGCGCGTCAGTTCATCGATGCGCTTTCCCACGCCCTTACGGGGCTTTAGGGCGGCCGCATCATCCGCTTCCGAAGCTGCCGACTCTTCGGTGTCGTTCTGCTCGTCTTCCTCTGCGTCTTGCTGTTCGTCGGCCTGCTCAGACTCAGCGGCCTGAGTGGTCTCCTTCTCTGCTTCGGCTCGGGAATCTCGCGCGGCAATACCCGCGTCCAGATGGCTGTTATCCACCGGCTGCGGCTTCTCTACTTCACTGGTCATGTGCGCCTCTTGGCGGTTTTAGCCCGGCATTCCGGCCGGTACGGTGGGGTCAGCCCCGGGATAGCCGCCCATAAAAAAGCCGCCTTGCGGCGGCTGATCGGGGAGCTGTTGAACTGGCTGGGGCGGTGGCATCTGCATCAGCATTTGCCCTGCCTGTACTTGCTGCAGCAACTGCATGTTCTCCAGCTGCTGCCCTTCTGCCTGAGCCCCATACAATTGGGACTGGGCGTCACTCTTTTTGGCGTCCGCCATGTCCTTGGGGTTCGGCTGCGGAGGCGGAGGCGGCTGATCACCCTCTTCCGGCTCAAGCAGCCCGCCGTCAACCAGGATCTTCCGCGCCGCCTTCCTCACATCGTCCAGTCCCGGAGCATCCAGCGACTTGATGAACCCGTACTTGGCGACCATGCCAATCGGGGATGGGTCATTCGCCAGCTGCATCATGGCCTCGGCAGCTTCCATACGCTGCGTCGTATAACTCGGCCCAACCGTCGCGGTGATATCGAACCTGCCTCGCGACATGTCGTTCAGCGTGACTTCTTGGCCGGTCTGCTCGTCGAGGATAACTTGATTGACCCTCACAACCTTCTCGGCACCGTCGTCGCCGATGATCCGGATTTGCCGCTCAGTGTCGTAAAGAGCAGTAATCAGGTCGTTGGTGACCTCAAAGTCGTACTTGATCGCAAACGACAGGTTGTCGATGTAATCGAAGTTGGCAACATCGCCCTCACGTTGCCGGGCAATGATGGCCCTGCCGCTGGTCTCGTTCGACTTGGCGCCAAGGCTCGCGTCATGGATGCCAGTGGCCGACTTGATATCTTCACTGGATATCTGGGCCGCTTGAGCCAAGGCCACCGGGAACTGCGCCGTGGGCTCACGACTCGGTTTGCCGCCATTGGGCAGGTTCGGGTCAGACTTGTAGAACAGCACCGGAGGGCGCTGCGTCTTCAGGTTTTGCCATTGGGATTCGTAGCCCTCCACTGACTCAGCGGGCGCCATAAATGGCGAATACGGCTGATCGGCCAGAACTTCGATGAACGTGCTGCGCTCGTAGTTGTACATCATCTGCGGGCCACGCCCGAAGCGGACTGCACCGAAGAATGTCTCTTTGCCCTTGAGGGTCAGGATTTCGCCCCAGACCGGTACCAGCGGGATGAACCGCCCAGGCCATTCATTCGGCCCCTCTACGATCTCAGCTCCAGAGACGATGCACTGCCACACCTTATCCCTTGTGGCCTCTCGGCTACGCTGGATGGTGATGCCCTTCCCCGCCAACTCGTCGATGACCGGCGCTAGCTCGGCCTCATCGTAGGTCGAGCCATCCGACATGAGGACCAGCGTGTAGGTCTCCGTGGTCTTGTACCAATACTCGGCTACCGTGATTTCCTTCTCGTCGAACCAGTCGCGATTCAGGTCGTCGCAGTCGCTGACAGACACAAGCTCCGCCTTGGGCCACTTTGCCTTGAAGGCCGACCGGCTCCACTTGCTGTCCACGAATGCATACGCAGCATCGCGACGGTCCTTGGACTTCGCTGCCGGATCAAACACCACCGAATAGGGGTTGGCGATCTCTTCCTTCTTAATGACAACGTCAAAGCCGCCGTCATCTTCGTACCCGTAGTTGACGCGCCACACACCGAAGCCGCCGCCGACAGCGAACTGGAACGCGGTATCTCGCGCCCGATCTGCCTCGCTTGCCTGATCTATGTTGCGCATCAACCCCTGGCGCACCTCGGCAAGATCCGTGTCGCTGTCCTCGACAGCGCGGACCTTGGGCTGCGGGCGGTTTTGGCGCTGGTCGTTCGTGATCTGCTTCATCGCCTGACGAAGCTTGTTCACCGTGTAGGTAGGGCGGCCCTTACGGGTCTCCACCATCCACGAATCCCACTGTTTCTCAGGGACGAAGGCGAACTCCATGTCGCTCTCAGCCTGTTGATACTGCGAGCGCCAGTAGTCGCGGGCATCGCGGTGCCGCTCAAGCATCTCCTTGTGGAGATCGTCATCGCTGACGCCAGACCGCTCAGTGGCGAACTTCGGGTCGTCTGGTTTTTGCGTCTTCTCAGCCATCAGAACTCCGAAGCAAACCTGATCCTCACCGGCTTCTGCGGCGAGTGATCCATTGAGAGAAAGTCAACGCACATCAGGCCGAATGCGTCGGCGCCGTGGCTTGCCCAGTCGTGATTGGGGCCTAGGCCGATACCCCGGACCGCGTCCCGCTTTTCGTGATACCAACCCAAGGCGTCGCGCCCGGCGCCTGTCGTCGACTCGTTGAAGCGGATGGACGGGAAGAGGCGTCGACCACACTCGATGCGAGTCATGGCAGCCCCTGCGCCCATATTGGGGATCACCTTCACAGTGAACCCGGCCTGCTTTAGCGCGCCCTCGTAGCTGACCTTGTGCACCTTGTCGTGCTGCACGCCGTCATGGGGCAGAACGCAATGAGCCGAGCCATACCCTGAGTCGCGCAGCCACTTCACATGGGCTGACAGCTCCTGACCCACTGCCTCGTAGTAATCCAGCACTACGAGCGAGCGTCCGATGTACTGCACGATCCAGATGGCGCAGGCGTCTGCCTTGGCCCCTGTGCCGCCGATATCCCACACGGCCCTGATCGTCATCAGAGGGTCCGCCGCTTCCCGACCGATTCGGCCAGCGTCTTTGGCTAGGGCCAGATGCTTGGCGTAGTAGGCGCCCGCAATAGCCTGGGCATACTCACCGTCCCAAATGTGCCCGTACTCATCCGGGCGCTCCTCAAGGTCTCGCTGCCGCTCGCGCTCCAACTTCGCTGGGAACTTCGGATTGTCGCGATAGTTCAGCTCAACGCACTTGATCAGCGGATCTTTGGAATTTCGGAACCGCGCCTCCACCGCAGCATTCTTCCGCTTTGGATTCCATGTAACCCAAAGCTCAGCGTTCCAGTCATTCCCTTCTTCACGAAGCGTTGGAATAACAATCGACCACGCCTCGTCCGTTACTGGCTCAGCCTCATCAACCCAAAGGATCAGAATTCGACCCTTGGACTTGATGCTGAGAACGCTACGGTCAAGGCCGACGAACGTGAACCATATGTTCCCGTCCCGGCTTTTTATGTATTTCTCGCCTATCTCGTAGTAGTCAGCCAGAAATGGCTCACTCTCAATCGCGCGCTTAACTTCCTCAAGCGATGAGTCTTCGAGAGAATTCATGTACTGACGGCCGCAGACAAGCTGACCGCGAATCCCCGCCATCCCGAATATGTAGCCACGGGTTGCCAGCATCTTGGCGAAACTACGCGTCTTGCCTGAGCCGCGTCCGCCGTGGGCTGCGCGAACGTCCGCGCGACCCCTGAAAACTGCCCGAAGCTTCGGTGGCAGCTTAATCTGCGCCGTCGCCATCCAGGTCCACCAGTTCGATGCGGGTTATGGTCTCTACAGGACCGCCGCCGTCGCCAACATGCTCGGTTCGGTTGAGCTTAGGCGCCGCGTACTCGGCCAGCTTGGCAACAAGGTCCAGCGCCTTAGCCGGGTCAGGCTTGATATTCGCTCCGTCCCCCTCTGCAACCAGCGTCAGCCAGCGGCAGTAGTTGTCCGTGTTGACCTGCAGCAGGTTTGTCACCGCCTCGCGGAACTCAACCGTGCTTTTGTTAGGCGTGCCCTTCTTCCGGCCGCCTGCTTTTACGCGACCCTTGGGAGCACCCATATCTACCTCAATCCACTTTTGTTATGCAGTAACTTCCACGCGGCTTGGGCCCGGGGTGAACTGCGTTGGCGTCAGCCCGTTGTCCAGGATGCGTAGGTCAAACATCTGCGTCAGCGCAGTGCCGTCATTCAGCGTGACGATGCAACAGAGTGCCGAGCAGCCCACATAGGCAGCGTCCAGAAGCACAGAGGTCGACAGCCCTTCGATGGTCGGCACGCTCATCACGGCCCCATATGGAGCGCCCAACTCCCACGCAGCCTTGGCGATTGAGCCCCCTGCCGGGATGGCAGCACTCATGTCAGCTTCGACCCGGCGAACCTCGCCTACGAACATCTTGACTGCCGCCACCCTGGTGCGAACGTGGGCGCTTGCATATGCCTTAGAGGCTCTACTCACTTCCTATCCTCAATGACTACCGCTTGGCAGGCTCGGAGCTGGTCGTCTGCGTCTCGCCCGATTCGAACAACTCGGCTCGCAAACTCTTCTCGGCGCTGGGTGGCCGCATCACGTTCGCTGGTGCTGGCGACGGATTCGGACAGACGCTGGGTCTCGCAACTTGCCCACCCATCGCGCAGCCGGATATTGCCAGCGCGCAGATCGGCCAAAACAGTCGAAGGCAGACTTTCGTTTTCACTACGTTTTGCCTCGTATTGGGTGCCAATCTCATGCAGACGTTCGTTTTTCTGGTGCTCTACTGAACGGGCCTGCTCGACTGCCTTGGTCTCGGCCTTGGACTGCTTCAGCTCGGTGCGGGTCTCGCGGACCTCTGCCCTGTCGCCCTTCCACGTCCAGCCAGCGCCGAATGCCGCCAGTAGGCTAAGCAGCCACACTGCGGCGAGGATCTGGGCGCGGGTCATGCAGTCATTGCCTTCATGATTCCGCGAGCATCAGCTAAAGCGTTGTGCGGAAGATCGCTATCGGCGTCGATCCGCACGACCTCCAACGTCAGTGGCGGAGTGTTCAGGCGATGCCCCGGCCCTGTGATCAAGGCATTGCAGAAGTGCGCAATGTCCTCGGGCCAGTCAGCGATTACGTGTACTGCTGTGAACTGGAGCAGCCATGCCTGCAACCGGGCTTGGAACAGCTCCTTAGGGATCGGCTCGATGCCGATGATCGGCATGACGTGCTTTGCCACCCAATCACCCGGGCACTCGCAGCCCAGCGAGGCGTACCACTCCGATCCATCCTCCGCCACGAGGGCCATGGAGATCAGCTCGCCGCGAAACTCGTTGAATTCGCAATCAATCCAAACTCGCACTCAAACCTCCACGCCCACAAGGGCTGATGTGTTGCCGATACCCAAAATCCGGGTATCGGATTAGTCTTCGACGCCGTTGTCGACCAAGTCCGCTGTGCTTTGGTCGATGAAGCTTGTGGTGTCGCGGTCGATCCAGCCGTTCTTGTCTTCCCTCACTCAGCCCTCCCCTCGCACATCGCCCGCTCAGCAGCGCGGCGGTTAACCAGCCCCTGCACGCGCTTGCCGCCTGCATAGACCCACTTGTCCAGTTCCGAGCACCAGCCGGGGCCATGCTCGCCAGCGTTGATCCGGCGAACCAGCGTCGAGCGGCAGGCAGCGCCCACGCCCACGTTGTAGGCCCAGCTCAGCACCGCAGCCCACTCACGTTCCCGCAACGGCTGCTTGATGCACTGGCTGATGCCAGCGAAGTACGCACCCAGCTCGCTATTGAGCCGGTCGCTGCACTCCTTCTCGCTGTACGTCCGCTGCTCGATGTTGGTCGTGCTGCCGTAGCAAACGGTCAGGACCCCGACAATGTCGCGATACGGCTTGGGCTCGTAGCCCTCCCATGGCTTCACCAGGGCGGCGGCAGCAAGCAGGATGCCAGCGACAGTGCCGCCGATGACCTTAGCCTTGATCGACACGGCTTCGCCTCCACGGGAGCCACCACTTCGTCACGATGTGATGGGCGATCATCAGCAGGGTGTAGACCGCAGTAAGGGCATACACCCAGTCCTGCAAGCTCATCCCGGCCACTGAGGCAGCGACCACGCCAGCGGGCGGCGTCAGCTTCGCAATACCGGCAGCGACGCTATCGGCGTATTCGTGTTTCACAAGTCGGCCCCCTGTGGGCAGTCTGGGTGGCCAGCTAGGGGCCTGTAAATCGGTTGAAACGTAGACGCCCCAATGCTTTTGGGGTGGCCTGCTACTCGTCTTTCATCAGCATGACGTGGGTGCCAAGCTCGTACCGCATATCGCCAGCGTCCGGGGCGTAGTAGTCGCAGGCATACTCGCCGTCGCGCATCTGGGCCAGCACGAACAGGCCCTTTACCTCGCCGCGCAGCACTTGCTCGCGCAGGCCTTCGACAATGCCCAGCACTTCCGGGTTGGGCTTCATGCCGCCTCCAGCATTCGGGGGCTGATGCGGAGCCGCCCGACCTCGCCGTAACGGGCCGAGTAAGTGATCACCTGGGCGTCGCGGTCGCTCATCCAGCCGCCACGGCTAGCGTGGGCATCCGGTGCCGCAAGGGTCCGGTGCTGCTCCACGACCATCAGATTCGTCTCTTTCACATCGATATGGTGCAGATGCCCCATGTGCGCGTAGGCATGCCGGGTACGCCCGAACACCTCGCGGAACTTGGCGGCAAACACCGTATCTATGTCCTTCATCCGGCGCTTGTGGCCGTGGTGGAAGAACAGCGCCGTAGCGCCGTGCTCCACGCAGTAGTACGGGTCCGGCGACCGGTCCACGGTAACGCGGGGCTCGTCCTCGTAGATCGAGGCCAGCCACTCACGCAGCCAGATCGAACTAGCCATGTCGTGGTTGCCCTCAGCCATCAGCACGTGCACCTTCTGGTGCTTCGCCAACAACAGGCCAATCACTCGGCGAACTGCCCTGATCGCAACCCGGACCAGCTTCTGGAAGCGGGTGTCGGCGTCCAGCAAGTGCTTAGACGTCGGCGTTACTGCGTCCATACCATCCCAGTGCAGGAAGTCCCCGAGCTGGGCAAACACCGCCGATTCGGACGCTGGCGATTGGGCGATGGCAGCCGAGAACCATGCAACGAGCATGTCCTCTGCTATCTGGGTGTCCCAGTCTGCCCCTGTTTCCTCGCCCCAAGCCAGCATGCCCAGGTGGTAGTCGGTCAGGACGTAGACGTTGCACAGGTCCGTATTGCACCGCGCCGGAGCCGGTCGGGGCCTCTCCCTCGGGAGCTTCTCGCCCATCGCCGCAATGGCTGCTTCAAGCGCTGCCTGCTGCTGCTCGGCATCCTCATTTGACTTGACCCACTGCAGCACCGGTTCGCCGGTACGCAGGTCTGTCAGCGTGGATACGCCCTTGAGCTTCTGCCCGGGCGGCAACAGCGAATCAACCCCATGTTCTGGGGCATGGCCACGTCGCGCTTGAAGGATCTCGACCGACTCCGACGCACTGACCTCTTGCGACAAGTTGTAGCTGCGTGAACCACCTGCATGCTCAGGGCTGAGGCACTTACGACGACCGGCCCCGTTTCCTATGGTTCGTGAGCTTCCACATTTCGGGCAGGCCATCAGCGCCTCGCGTTCCGGCCAATCGGCGCGCCTTTACGGGCCATCAAATCCTCCTGCGCCAGCGCCAGTGCCCGCCATGCCACCTTTACGCTGTGCGGGATGCCGTCCGTATCGTCGGACCCGGCTTCAAGCAGATGGCGCATGATCTTGTTAGCGTGGTCCGTGGACTTGCTCATGGACCAGTGCAGCGGCTCGCCAGGATTGTGCTGGTCGTTCCCCGCCTTGCTGCAGCGGGACACCCAAGCCAGTGCGGCCGGGAAGTAGTACAGAAGGCCGTCGGCCATCGGGTACTCGTTCCGCTCAGCCGCAGCACTGGGCAGCGCAGCCTCGGCCACGCGCTCTACGTTGACCGATGACATGCGATCTCCGGGGTTACTTGGTTTGCACGCAGACGGCTACGGCCTCTTTCTTCGTCCCGCGAGTTAAGGCCTCGGCGGCCTCTTTTGCCCGCTGGCAGAGGACTTGAGTCTCAAACCCCGGGACAACTGAGGTCGCAACACTATCCGTATCACCGAACACACCGACATGGAAGAAGATGATGAGCGCCCAAGCTTGCATACTGCCTCCAGGAATAGAAAAGCCCCGGCTGTCCGGGGCATGAGTCGCGCGCGATGGTAGATATTTGCTCGTCGGAGTGCGCGGGCGCAACCGCGCACTATGCCGCCCGTCTCTCCTCGGCCAGTGCGCGCCCGAAAGCTTGGGCCGCTTCTTCCTCCAGGTCTTTGAGCTTCAGCAGCGTCCACTGATAGATGCGGTCCCAGCCATCGCGGTACGTTGACTCGACCATCTGCAGCGCTTTTGCCTTGGCCCGATTGCTTGGCTCCTCCCGGTTGACCAAGTGGTCGACCAGCAGCACGCCCAGTGCCGGAAGCCGCTCCGGCAGAGAGTCAGGCCAGCAGCTGTAGCTCGTAGCCGCCTTCTTCGCCTTGGCAATGGCTATCTCGCGCTTTGTGGCCTCGCTGTTGTCTTGCAGGAATGTCGCCAGCGCCACGGCCTTGCCGTACTCAGTCCGGGCCATCTGGTGTTCCAACTCAAGCCGGATGGCCTCGGTCATCACCAGCTCGGAGATCCCCTTGTAGAGCTGCCACAGCTCCTCCTTTGCCGAGCCGGGGCCGTACAGGTGCAGCATCAGGTCGCGGCCAACCCCTGCCGGAACCTTCCGCAGCGCCCAGTCCACGGTGTTGATGCCGTCATTACCTGCACCAGTCGGCAACCGGTCGTACTGCAAGGCGCGGATGCCCAAGCGGGCCAGCATTTCGCGGGGGTCAGTCATTGGGCTTCTCCTTGGTGGTCCACCAGCGAGCTGCAAGGTGCGCATCAACCTCTGAAGCTGGCAGTCGCACCCTCTCTAAACGAGCGTCGTCATGGATATCCGCTGCATTCGCGAGCAAGTACCTCAGTGCGCCTTCCACATTGTCATTGCGGAAGTGCCCAACATTGATCCCGTCGGCTGCAACCCGGATGAGGGTGACTCGGCCCTCGTCGGCCTTCCGCTCTTGCGCCTTCCGGACCATCTCTGCCACTTCTATAAGGTCGAATCGATCTGCAGCCAACAGCCACTTTCCGAAATCCTCGAGCTTTAGTCCTTCCACCTCACACCCCCTCGTTAGCGGCAGCGCCGCCGTTGATTCGCTTCATCGCCACAACCGCCACGCCGAGAGCTGCCCACGCATGGGAAGCAACGCCGTAGGTCGGCCCCTTTTCCTTCTTCGTGCCCTTCGGCCCGACTCGCTGCAGCAGCGCCGCGTTGACGTGCTTGTCCTTGGCCGCGCCGGATAGGCCTAGCTCTTTCTTGACCTCAGCGCGCCGGACCATATGCACCTCATCCGGGCAGGCCCACGCCTGCATGAACCGGCCAGCCCACACGCAGGTATCGAACGTCTCCTGCCCGACCGCCTTGCCGTAGCTCACGATCTGCTCAATGGACAGGCAGTCGCTGCGGTCGTCGCGGACGATCTGCAGCAGCTCGCTGTTGTCCATGACGCCCGAGGTGATGACCGAGCCGTCGTAGAGGACGTAGCCGGATTGGGTAGTGCCAGGATCAATCGCCAAGACCTTCATTGATTCCCCCTTGCCTCGTTCAATGCCTTGATCCATCGGTATGCGGTTGCTCGGTGCATCCCGTACTCGTCCATCAGCTCCTGCGGCTTCGGTGTCCGACTAGGCCAGCGGGTAGCGATTCGGAACGCCATTTCGATTCGTGGCGGACATTCGTCGCGCGGGCCTCCATGCTCGACTGTCCAGGGCTGGGCGCTCATCTCACCCCCTTTACGTCTAGCAGCCCGTGGTCGTGCCACCAGCGCAGTGTCCGCACCGTCGCCCGGAAGGCGTAGAACAGCCAGTCCGGGGAGCCTCGCTGAATGCCGTGGGTGGTCCCGTTGGAATCCATTGCCGTGTGACACGGGCCGCAAGCAAACCCGGCGCAAAGGTCATCCGGCTTCTGCGCCCCGCCTGCGTTCCCGCTGAACCGCCAGTGGGCCAGCATGCAGCCCGCCGCCTTGGACTCGGTTGCGTCGCCACAGATGCCCGGCAGCTCGACCATGCAATGCGCGTCGTAATGCCCAGCCGACTCCCTCAGCTTCTTGGAGATGATGGTCATCACGCCACCGCCTTGTATTCGCTGTTCGGGAATTGCAGATGGACGCCCAGCGGGCCGTAGTGCCGCCGCATCGCCTCCAGGTACTGGGTCAGCTGCGGCGCCTTCATCAGCGACGTGACCGGGAACCACTCCATCAGGATCAGCTTGTTGGCATAGGTCATCGGCTTGACTGCGGCGTCGTACTTCTCGCGGAAGTCGGCGTCCTCAGTGCGCAGGATCGGCACGCCGAAGTGAAGCTTGCAGAAGGACTTGACGCCCAGCGCCGTGTCCTCCCGCAGCTCGGCGGCGACCTGCTCGTACCACGTGTGGCTGATGGCGTTCTGGTCGAGGGTGCGAGCCTTGCCGCTGGACAGGTTGACGGTGATGTACCGCTTGGCCTTGAACTGCTCCCGCAGCTCGCCGATGGCGTTCTGCAGCGCGGCGTCACTGTTGACGGTCATCCTCATACCCCGCCCTCCGCCCTGGCGGCGTCGATGGCTGCGTCTAGGCCATCCCCTATTAGAGGGCCTGTGTACTGCATGGTGTCGAACAGTGCCTTACGCTGGCTCACAACGATGGGATGCACATACTGTCCAGCTGAGTATTCACGCAACCACCTATACCGCTCCGCATCGGCAACCAATCCCTTTCCTTCGGAAACTGCAACCGATAGCTTGCGCTGGGCTTCGCCTTCAAAGCTCGGCCAAGGCAACACGTTGTCATGAACCAAGCGGTGGTCGCTCAGGTTGTCCAGAATCTTCTCGCCGTGGGCTGTATCGAACTGGCCCAAATCGGACAGCAACGATCCGACGACCTGATACGCCTCAGCGCACACCATCTGCGCCGCATCCCGCTCTGCCGTCAGGCGGTCGATGGCGGATTGGTCGTAGAGGGGCTCACTGCACCCGTGCTTGTTGTTTGACGTAATCATCGCCAAGCCGCCGAACTTTGCGGCATTCAAAGAATCAGGGGCGCACCACGCCACCGGCTTGATCTCGTTCTCGCTCATGTCAGGATTCCTTCAACTTTGCGAGCGCCTCGCCGAACCGGCACTGCGCTTGGTGATAACGCTTCAGACGCTGCCCAACGTTGCCAGTCTTTCTGTCGCCAATTTCACGTTCTGCGGCTTCGAACTCCGATCCGGCCTCGACCAGATCCTTCACCGACTTGATTGCTGCGGCATGGAAATCGTTGGCCGGGTCTGCCATGCCGCGAAGGACCGCAAGAACGTTGATTTCGCCAACATCTTCAAAATCACTCATCGCCTCATCTCCCTATCCCGTTCGCTCCAGCCCAATCACATCGGCAGCTGCTGCTGATTCGGATCAATGTCCGGCAGCAGGCCAAGGACTTCGATTCCGTTCGCGCCAATGCGCATAAGGTCGTCAATGGACGCCTCGTCCGTCTCGACCTTCTGCCGCAGGAAGTAGGCTTGAGCCTCGCGGGCCGAATGGTGGCGGACGTACCCGGCCAGCTCGCCATTGATGCGAGTTGCATAGATGCGCTCCTTCTTGATCTTCTGCTTGGTCTTCATGTCGTAGTCCTATCTGCGTTTGCGGATCGGAGTCCGCTTGAGTTTTGGTTGCGGCGTAGGTGATAGCCGCTCGTTGGTTTCTTCCCAGCCGCGCCGCCAGTCCCTGCGCTTCTCGGCTGCGTCCTGCGTGATTCCGTACAGCGGACAGCTATCGATCCCCCTGCCCGCCTCTCTTGCCCACTTTCCAAACTGACGCGGGGTTATCCGCTCAGAATCCATCGCCGCGCCCCAAGTCGGCGAAGCGCATGGTTTCGCCCAGGAACGCCAACTTTTTGAAGCCAGTCGGGCCGTGCCGGTTCTTCTCGATCAGCACCTCTGCGATGCCCTTGTCTGGCGAGGCGTGGTTGTAGACCTCGTCGCGGTAGAGCATCAGGATCTGGTCAGCCTCTCGCGTCAGCTCGTCACTGTTCGCCAGATCGCCAGCCGTGGGCCGCTTGTCCACGCGCTGGTCGACGCCCTTCACCACCTGGGCGAGCGACACGACCGGAATATTCAGATCGCGGGCCAAGTTCTTCATGCCGCGAGCAACCTCAGAGACTTCTGTGATGCGGTCTGCCTTCGGAACCCGGATGCGCTGGGCGTAGTCGATGAACAGGATTCCGATGTCGTGCGTGTGCTTCCACTTGCGGGCGATGCTGACCAGTTCGTCCAGCGTCACAGCCGACCGGTCGTAGATCCACATATCGCGCTGGATGGCTTTTGCGATACCGGCCTGCAGCGCTGCCCAATCCTCGTCATCGACCTTGCCTGCACGCAGTCGGGACGCCGCGACGCTGGAAACCATCGACAACCGGCGCAGTGCGAGCTGCACGGCTGGCTGCTCGGCAGAGATCACGCCGGGGCGCTTCCCTGCGTTTGCCGCAGCCTCCGCCAAGCCGCCTAGGAACGCCGTCTTGCCCATCGCAGGCCTAGCCCCTACCACCGTCAGGTCCGAGTCGTGGAAGCCGCCCAGAATCTCATCCAGCGCGCTCAGGCCCGTGGTGATCCCCGGGAGCATGCCTCCGTTGGCGTGAGCCTCCTCCACAACGCGCCATGCCTGATGCATCGCCTGCTTGCCGGTGAACTCGCAATCGGTGACGGTTGCACTCAGGGCCATCAGCCGCGACACCGCTGCATCGACTGCCTCGGACTCGCCAGCCTTTGCGCCCTGCACCAGCTCCAAGCCGATCTGGACGGCCTCGCGCCGCCGCCAGTTGTCGCGGACAATTCCGGCGTAGGCCACAACCTGCGTTGCGCCCGGCGTGTTGGTCGCCAGATCCATCGCCTCGTCAAACAGCGCCGGATCAATCTCGCCCACCGTCACCGCATCGGCAGGTTCGCCTGCCAGCACGCGGTCGCGGATGATCGAGAACAGGCGGGCACGCTTCGGGCTGGTGAAATGCTCAGCTGCCAGCAGCGGAGCCACATCGTGCAGGCGGTCATTCGCCAGCAGCAGACCACCCAGCACCGCATCCTCGGCGAAGGTTGGGGTCACGGAGTTCACAGCGCCCTCCTCCCACCGCCAGCCGCCTGAGCCTGCATAGGCGCACCAGTGCGCTCAGCGGCTCGACGGATCCAGTTCCTCCAGGTCGCAGGCCAATCCGATTTGCGTCCGTCCTTCCCAGCCTTGCCGTGCCAGAAGTCGCGGAACTTGTCCGCCTCCATCCCTGCGTTCACGGATGGGAAGTTCCGAGTTGCCCACAGGGTCAGCTCTGCATCGGGGCTCCAGTCGGCAGGCAGGCGGGAGCCGGTAGGCGAGCGCTCAGCCTTCGGCGCGGGAGCGCTAAGCTCTTTCTTCTGTTCTGTATCTGTATCTGTATCTGTATCTAGGGCGTCACCCTTCGTCACATGTGACGTCACAGACACGTTCTTCTTCCTGTCACGGTAGGCCTTAGTCCTTGCTGCGCTTGAGTCTGAGGCGAATTGGCGCTTCTCCCAATTGGTGATGTTCCAGCCGGAATCGATGAATCCCTTGGCTACGAACAGCGCCTTCGTTTCGGCCAATTCGGTGTCACTGATGCGCAGGTGAAACGCGATCTCATCGTCACGCAACGTCACTGTGACGTCACCGCAACGCATGCAAAACAACATCACCAACCGGCGCTGCATTGCCTCAGGCAGCATCTGCACCTTGGGGTCGGTGGCGAACTCGGAGTACATGCGGAACCATTGGTTAGCCACTTTTCAGGCCCTCAGATCCAGTTGCGGAGAGGGCACGCGGCGCTGCTCAGCCTTGTGCATCTCTGCTGCGCGCTGGCTGTCGTAGATGGCCTTTTCAGCCGCACTCATGGCGGGACTATTCAGGGCCTCCAAACAGGCCGCACAACGCGCCTCAGGAGCATTGCGCTCCCACTGGTCAATGCAGATAGCGATGGCAGCCTCAATTGTGTCCACGGGTCAGCTCCAGGTTGCAGCGAAGGCAGTTCACTGAGCCGGACTGACAAGGCAGCTCCTCGCAGTGCACGCAGATCAGCGACAACTTGCGACCGCCCGGCTTGCGAGCGAGAACGCGGGAAATGGCTTCCTGCCGTTGGGCTTCTTCCAGTTCGCTTGCTCGGTCGAATTCGTCAGCCATTGGGTTCACCTGTTCCGTCACTTTTGAGTCCCTTAAAAGGGACCACATGTGCCTGCTGCCTCGGCAGCACGTACCGCTTGTTCGTCTCGCACTTCACGGCGTGCGTTACCGCTTCTTCCAACGTCATCCCTAGGGACTCGGCGTATTGCTTCACTAGCTCCAGCTCAGGGCCGGATAGGAGTAGTTCCACAGGCCCTCCTCAGGGACTTGAAAGCCCCTTCAGGCGGCACGGTCTTCATGGAATCCTTTGCCCCGTGACGTGATGTTTGCCAGCGCAAGCGCACGGACGAATACGGCGGGCTGCATGCCGTTTAGCTCTGCCAGGGCGATCAAAGCTGCGTACTCGGTGTCGTTGAGTCGGACCTTGATTGCGTTGTCTCGGATGTGTGTCGGATCGGCGTACATGGATCAATCCATTGAGGTGTCAGTGATGGTTGTTGCTACAACTTCGACAAATGTCGTTTCTCTAATCCGCTACGAAGGCGGTGTTTACGCAGTCCGCTGGAATGGCGAGCGCCATGTCGTGCGGCTTCTTAGGGAGGGCAAATGAGCCCCTTGGTACTTGGTGTCCGTCTGCCGGTAAGCTGGGCGGTGCGACCCAACCAACGAACCGGAGACGGACATGGACATTCCTTCAATCAGCACGGCTGCAACCTCCCTGCATCTGGCAAAGCAAGCGCTCGACGCGATGCTTGGGGTCAAGGAGTTCAACTCTGTCGCTCCGCAGTTGGCCGACATCAACCGCCAACTTCTGGATGCCCAACAGGGTCTCTTCCTTCATTCCGCCAAAATGGCGGAGCTCCAGGAGGAGCTTCTCCGAGCCAAAGCGGAACTGGGCGAACTGAGAAAGAAGGCGGATGAACGTGAGCGCTACTCTCTTTTCCAGATCAGCGGGGGCGGCCTCGTCTATCGCTTCAAGCAAGTCGAAGGTCGGGCGGATGGCATCGAAAGCGATGGACAGCCTCCGCACTACCTCTGCCAGCCCTGCCTCGATGTGCGAAACATCAAGGTCGTCCTTCAAGAAAGAGCCGTTGACTGGCACTGTGCCGAGTGCAAGGCCAACTTCGGCAACGGCAAGGCCTATCCCGTACCTGCCAGCTTCACCAGTGACTTCTTCTGAGCGCATCTCAGCTCCCCCTCTTGCGGGTGCGGCGTGCCGGAAGAGCGTCGCCGAAAATGTCGGGGCGCTTCACTGCAGCCCGGTAGCGGCGAAGTTCCGGAATTGGCTTGTCTTCTTCCCACTGGGACACGGCGGATTTCGACACCCCGAAAAACAGGGCAAGGCCGGCGTCGTTCGTGTTCAGCGCTTCTCGGGCTTGGCGTTTAGTGATGTCCATGCCCTGAGTTTAGTGCGCTATACGTCTATGTCAAGCACCCTAAACGGCTTTTTCGTTAAGCTCGCTAAATGAAGCAGACATTCGCTAATCGAGTCGCCCTGGCCGTCTCCGAGTCGGGGCTTACCGTTCGTCAGATCGCCGAATTGGCGAAAACCAGCCCCGGTCAGGTCAGCCAGTGGCAGACGGAAGGCAAGGTTCAGCCTGAGAACATCAAGGCTGATGTCCTTGAAAAGATGTCGGGAACTCTTGGGGTGCGCTCGCGGTGGCTGCTCTACGGGGAGGAACCCATGCGAGATGACGGCACGACACCGGCGGCAATCTCAGCCCCTGCTACAACGGGGGACTATGTTCGTGTCCTACAGCTGGATGCGGAGGCAGGCATGGGGGGAGAGAGGGTCAACGACGACTATCCGGAGGTGATTCGGGCTATGGACTTCGAACCGGCGTACATCCGGTCCGTGGTCGGCTTCGTTCCGCCACCTGGTCGGTTGGTTCTTGTTACAGGGCGCGGCGATTCGATGGTCCCGGTGATCTTGCCGGGCGAGTCGCTGATGGTTGATACCGGCGTGACTGCTTTCGATGGCGACGGCGTGTATCTGATCAACATTGGCGGCGGTCATCAGGTCAAAGGCCTGCAGCACCGTGGAGACGCCATCTACGTTGTAAGTGCCAACACGGCGCTCTACCCGGCCTTCCCGCTGCCGGCAGAGACAACAGTTGCGGGCAAGGTCTACCTGCGGAACAGAATCGACAGGTTCAACTAACCCCAAGCCCCCTAGCGGGGCTTTCCTTTGGGCAACAAAAAACCCCGCTGGTTAGGCGGGGTTTTTTGCGAAGTCCTACTGCCCGATCTCAGGCAGCCTTCTTCTCGGCACGGCTCAAAGTCTCGGCCATGAGAGCATGAATTTTCTCAAACTCAGCGTTCACTTCACGAGCCATCGCAATGAGTTGATCGAGGCTCTTGAGCTTTTCTGAGTCCGTACGATTCATCATGGTGGCATTAGCGTTCATTGCAACTCCATCCTGGTTTGTGTGGGGTAACCCGACAGCACTATCAAACTACTAAAACTTCCGTTGGTCTGTAAGCATCTTGATCACAGAGTCATAGTGATCTTGATTGTTGTGCTTAAGCGCCAACTGAATCTCGCGGATATGGTGCATACACTGCTGGCAGTTCATCAGGGTGATCTCGCAGTCTTGGCTGACGATCCCTACCGCACCATCCAAAATTGCATTGAGCAGGCCATCAATCTTAGTGATGCTGACAACAATGTCTTCAATGCTCGGATCTGCCCATTCTGCGAAGTGCTTAAATCCGAATCTTGACCCCGCCAGAACATCTTCAATGTGCTTGATGATGTTCAGCCAGATCTTGCCAACCTCAATCTCCATCTCTTCGCTTCGCTTCACCATCGAAGCGTGCGACATCGAAACAACTGCACTCATCCAATGAGTCCCCCTGTTGAAGACCAAAAAGGCCGCTCTTCAAGGGGCGGCCGCTTCAGCGGTTCTTCCGCCTTTTGACAATGTCAACTCTAGCGTTTCACCTTTGTCACTTCAACAAGTTGATACCCCAGCCGCCTCAATTTCGGCTTTCGATTCAGCAACTTGCGAGCCTACTCTAGCCGACATTCGACAACAAAACTTGCCGATTCAATGGGTTAGATCAAGCCTCCGCGAGTTGTCAAACGAAAAAATTTGCTCACGATTTCGACGATCAATTGCTTCATCCGGATTCCTAGATCCGAAAACTGCGCCGCATTCCTTACGTCGGCAGTTCTTAGAGCGGCAGCACGCCCCGAAAGTTTCATCAAAACCTGAACGCCGCGTTAGGTGTTAAGGAACGGCGTTTAGCGGACTGTTTAGCGTGCTTGACGATAAGTGTTTAGCTCACTAATCTACATCCATCGCCTCACCCCGAGGCCGAGGGATGCAGAGATGAACCTAGTAGCCCGCAACGAGCAGCAACGGTCGGCGCAGATTGCCTACGACCACGCCGCGCAGCAGTTCTCCGAAGTCAACGACACCGCCCTGGACAAGCTCCGCGCCATGCCGCTGCTGCTGAGCGAGGCGCTGACCAATCAGGCTGACGAGTTCTTCGCAGCCATCGCTCCGCTGCTTGACGGCCACCGCGATGCTGAGCTTGGCAACGCACTGCGCAAGATGCGCGACGACTACGCCAATGAGCAGGTCGAGACGCTGGCTGACGAAGCAGGCATCACGGTCAACCACGCCATCACACGTCTGCGGAGGGCGTTCGCATGAGCCTTCTCGCTGAAATTCGGGGCACCGGTGAGCTGACTTCCATGAGCATTGTTGAGCAGCTCGCCCGATATTCGCTCTGCAGGCTCCATCGTGAGCGGGACGATTTGATCAAGGCTGGAAACCGACAACACCTTGTCAACGTTGTCGATGAAGCCATTGCGCTTAAGGCCAAGCGCATCGGAGGTGAAGCATGACCGCCAACAAGCACACGCCGGATTGGAACGTCGTTGGGCCGGATCTGTATGCCGCCGTTGCCGCTGTCATCGACGCAACTCGCGCCCACCTGCCGCCAGACGGCATCACCAAGGAAGAGTTCATCAGCCGCGTGATCGTGGCTACGGACAACACCCGCATGGCGGAGATCATGGAATGAGCGTGAAAGTTTCCCCGGAGGTCCGGACGGTGATCTGCGACTGCTGCCAGCGCGTCATCGGCGAGAAGGGCGTAAGCCACAGGCAGAGCGGGGGTCTCCACATACGGCGAGATGCATTGGACATGCATGGCTATGCCTGCGCCAGCGCGGACGTAAAGTTAGACCTGTGCGACGACTGCCTCAGTAGCGTCTCCACGGCCATCAACGCCGCATGTATCAACGTGCGCGCCGCCATCGCCAAGGCAACCGGGGGTGCGGCATGAGCGGGGTCGATGTGCAGCGCGACTTGGCAGTAATGTCTGACGAAGCCGTCCTCTGGTGGCTGGATGAGTCCGCCCGCGACTTGCAGAAGGCGGCGGACGAGAAGCCCAACACCGAATGGCACGAGGCCTGTTTCGCAGCCGCCTACCTGTTCGCCTCCGAAGCCAACCGGCGGGGCTTGAAAAGGGCTGCCGCATGAAACCGCACCCGACCGAAACGCCGCGCTACTCGGAATGGATGACAGCCGGGTGGGTAATCGTCGCAGCAGCAATCGTTCTCTACGCGCCGCTGCGTCTTCTGCAACTTGCTGGGGGTTTGTGATGAACAAGGACAACGCGAAGGACTACCTACCGTTCGTGAAGGCGCTGGCAGCCGGGAGAGTCATCCAGCGCCATACACAGGAAGGATGGGGGGACTTACCCGACCCTGACTTCACTGGTCCCGCCGATAAGTACCGCATCAAGCCAGAGCCGAAAGAGATTTGGGCTAATCGTTTTCCAGATGGATACGAAAGCCCAGCGGACTACAAGTCTGAAGAATCTGCCAAGGAGAATGACCATACCCGCGGTCGAGCGGTTCAAGTCTGCTACCGCGAGGTCATCGAATGACCCCCAGCATCCCAACCGCCGCCGACATAGCAGCAGTGGTGTTCCCGCCGATCAAGGCACCTGACCCGCTGCAAGAACTGGAAGCCAACGAAGGCATCTGCGCACAGGAGAGTGAGTAATGAGCTGCGATTGCTACGAAACCGTCAACTCAAAACTGAGCGTTCACAACACAAAGATCGCCAGCTATTTCACGTTTGGGTCAAACCGCATTGGCAGGCCGTGGCCAATTGAAACCAGGCAGGTTGCAACAGGGCGAGGCAAAGCAAAAGCGGTGAGTCTGATCGCCAGCTACTGCCCGATGTGCGGCGTATCGCTTCGGAATGAAGACGAAGGGGAGGAAGAAGAATGAAACCCATCCGCCACTCCCTCGCCTTCGTCCTCCTGTTCGCCGCAATTGCACTTGTAGCGAGCGTGTGGAGCACAACGGTCACGACTCTATTCCTCATCGGCATGGCAATCGAAGGCGTCAAGTTCTGCGATGCGCTGTGGTCCCACATTTTGATGATTCGCCGGCAGCCGAAGTTTGAGCCGCTGACGAAGATCAACGACTTCCCAGCGCAGACGAAGCGCGACGTTCGATAACCAATTCGCCGAGATACCCGGCCCGCATACCGAGGAACCACCATGAGTCAGCCAACCCTTTCCATCCCCAAAGACATCATCGAGCCGATCGTACAGGCAAACATCACTGCGGCTGTCGCGGGCGCAATGGGTCCCTCCGGCGAAATCCTGCGCCAAGCCATCGCGTCGATCCTGACGATGAAAGTCGATAGCAATGGAAACCCCAGCACCTACAGCAATACCAAGACGTGGATCGACTGGGCAATTGGCGAAGCAATCAAGCAAGCAGCGAAAACAGCGATTGAAGAACAGACAGCCGCGCTGCAGGTCTCGATCAAGGAATACATCGCGGCGGAGCTCAAGAAGAAGAACTCGCCGATCGTGAAGCAAATCGCTGACGGGATGCTGGGCGCTGTGTTCGACCCGAGCAACCTCCGCTACCGGCTGACGGTGCAAGCCGAGAGCAACTGACAGACCAGCCCACCAAGGGGTGGCGCTAATAACCCCTTGGAAGCTGCCACCCGAAGGACTCCGCCCGTGTCGATGTACTGCGCCTATCCATGAGGCGGACGGCAGCGGTTGCCACGGGTCCACCGCAAAACGACGCGGCACGACGGGCGCGGCAGATGGCAGGCCGGAACTAGACGGTCCGAGTTACCCCTTTACCTGGAGCAGGACATGAGCAACGACAACAGTGTAGTGGCCTTCCAGCCAGCCGTAGACAACTACGGATCACGCTCCCTGACAGCTGCCGATGTGCGCGCTCAGGTGAACCTGATGCAGGACGTGATGCTGGAAGTGATGAAGGACGGCACCCACTTCGGCGTCATCCCCGGCACGAAGCAAAAGAGCCTGTACAAGGCTGGCGCTGAGAAGATCATGAGCACCTTCCGTCTGGCCGCAGACCCGGAAGTGACCGACCTTGGCCGTGACGGCGAGATTCACTATCGCGTCAAGGTGTCGATTCGCTCGGCATCCGGCCAGTTCCTGGGCGCGGGCATCGGCGAGTGCAGCAGCAGCGAGGAAAAGTACGCATGGCGGGCTGCGCTGTGTGATGAAGAGTTCGACGCAACGCCGGAGAACCGCCGCCGCATCAAGTTCGCCAAGTGGAATGGCCGCGTCGAGCAAAAGAAGCAGGTGCGCACCAACCCGGCCGACGTGTCCAACACCATCCTCAAGATGGCGAAAAAGCGCGGCCTGACCGATGGCGTTCTGACCGTCACTGCGGCGTCCGACCTGTTCACGCAGGACATTGAAGACCTGCCGGATGAGGTGGTGGCTGAGATTGTTGGGCGCGCTCCTCCGAAGTCGGTGCAAGCAGCAGTGCAGCAGGCCACGCCTGCGGACAGCCCTGAGCGCGATTCCGCCCTCGCCTACTTCCGTGGCGAGGCTCAGAACGGTGTCGCTCACTTCCGCGAAGTGTGGAAGAACTCACCGGCACAGCGCGAGCTGGTCAAGGACCGCGTGCAGGAGTTCAAAGAGATTGCAGAGAAGGCCGACGCTGTGGAGGTGACCCAATGATTCAGGGATCAACCGAATGGCTGGCCGCACGTGCCGGTAAGTTCACGGCCTCCCGCTTCGCCGACCTGATGGCGACCACGAAGTCAGGCCCATCCGCCAGCCGCCAGAACCTGATTGTCGCCGTGGCCCTGGAGCGCCTGACGGGCGAGCCGGAGCAGACCTTCCAGAACGATGCCATGAAGCGCGGCACGGAGCTGGAGCCTCTGGCACGCGGAGCATACGAAGCTAAGACGGGCGAGCTGGTGGAACTGGCAGCGTTCGTTACTGATCCGGGCTGGCCGTCCGTAGGCATCTCCCCTGATGGTCTGTTGGGTGACGACGGGCTGGTGGAGTTCAAGTGCCCCGCGTCGCAGGCCAAGCACCTCGCCGCCCTCCGCGACGGAGCGCACGCAAGGGAGTACCGCTGGCAGGTTCAGGGACAGATGTGGATCACCCGTCGCCATTGGTGCGACGTGGTGAGCTTCGACCCCCGTTTCCCTGATGGCCTGCAGCTCGCAATCACCCGCGTGGAGCGGGACGAGAAGGCTATCGATCAACTCAAACAGGCAGTGACCGCAGCAGACGCTGAGGTCGCCGCCATCGTCCAAGACATGAAGAACATGAGGAGCGCCGCATGAATTGTTTTAACGCAGTAGGCCGAGTTGGCCGTGATGCTGTGACCCGCTACACGCAGGCAGGTAAGGCCGTCACTGGATGGGCGCTGGCAGTGGACAAGGGCTGGGGCGACAACAAGCAGACCGTGTGGCTGGACTGCTCCCTGTGGGGAGAGCGCGGCGAGAAGCTGGCGCAGCACATCACAAAGGGTTCGCAGCTTGGCGTTACCGGCGAGATCGGCACCCGCGAGCACGATGGCAAGACCTACGTGACGCTGGACGTGCGCGACGTGACCCTGGTTGGCGGCAAGCAGGAAGGCAACGGTGGCGGCAGCAACTCCGGCGCGCCAGCCCGTCAGCGCCCAGCGCGGGCTACGGACAACGTGCCGAGTGCGGCCGAAACCGCATCGGAGTTCGCGGACGACGATATCCCGTTCGTGACCAAGTTCGGACCCTTCTGATCTACGGGGCGGAATGCAGGCATCGCGTACGCAAGGAAATTGCACCTGCACCCGCCCCACCCTTTAGGAGCAAGACATGAGCAACGGATTTTCATCAGCAGACATGAGCACGGCAGCGGCGAATGGGCATGCCGAGGGCTATCATGCAGGATTCGAGGATGCGGCTAAGCTGGCTGAGCTTTGCACGCCCGCCGCAGCGCAGAAGGCGGTGGCGATCCACGTCAACGCAGTCGATTCAGATGGTTCGATTCTGTATGTTTACCCGCCGATTGCGAAGCGGGGCGACAAACTCTATCTCGCCGCCCCCGTCGCCGCAGCGCCGGTTGATCTGGACGCGCATGGTTTGCGTGCGCTGGATAACTGCATACGCGACCTTCGCAGGCTGCTTGAACTGGCCGAAGACTTCGCACTCGACGACATGCAGATACAGTCGCTGCTGACCGCCATCGAATCAATGGAATTGCGGAAGCGCACAAGCACCCCCGCAGCGCCGGGGATCGATCTAGGCGAGCTGGCCGAGTTGCTGCGCATCTGGCTGTGCAACTTCGATAGCGGCGTGCGGCCGGATGACGACTCCGAGCCGGAGGAAGCCGCACTGTGGGACCGGATCGAACGTATCCGGCAGCAGGCAATCGACGCCAGCCCCAAGGGCGGCAGCGACTGGGAAGCGACGGACGCGGATGTTGCCGCATGGGTTGCGCGCAACGATCTTGGCGGCTCGTTCGGGAGCAAGACAGACGCACGCACCGCATTCGAGGATGCCCGCAGCGCAGAGCAGGCCACCAGCGCCGAGGTGGGGGCGTGAAGATCAACTACGAAGGAATGCCCGCCAGTGAGCTGGTCAAGCACCTACGAGCTGAGCTGGACAACCATCGGCAGATTAACGGGCTTTCACTGACGCCGAAGGGCCGCATGATCTTGGCCGCAATTAGAGCAATCGAGCAGCCCACCAGCCACGGCGCGGAGGTGTCGGAATGAAGGTCCACTGGTTCTGGAATCAATGGTTCGGGCATGACCAGCGCGTGTATGGCTGGATCATCAATGGACGGCACCTAATCGGCTTTACGCGGAGGGTTAAGAATGGATGACCAGCAGCGCGCCAGGGAGTTGCTTGCTCTCGGGCTTGATGAGTACGGGCATTATGTCGAAGCCGAAAACGTCCGGAAGGGCATTGACATTGACGTCTACCGGACAGAACTGTGGGCGATCACCGCCGCCCTGCGCGCCGCGCCGGAGTGGCAGCCCATCGAATCTGCGCCGGAAGGGAGGCTGGTGGTGGTCGGCTGGATGGATACCGAAGACTCTCACTATCCAGAGAACTACGAGTTCGACTATCTGGAGGGTGGACTCTGGGCCAAGCATGAGGATTGCATTGAGCACGCTCACGCAGTTGCGCCTCCCGGCAGCCGAATGCCGAAGGAACAGCCGCCGTACCAATGGTGGATGGACCTGCCTGCGTTCCCGCCCGCCCGCCCGCAGGGGGTGAAGTGATGGCCCGTTACTTCATCAACGACTCCGAGGTTTCGCGCGACGAGGCGTTCTATGCATGGCGTTTCTCGCAGACGTACCGTCAGGCCCGGCACAACAATGTGATATGGAACAACGCGCATCACGGACAGACCGACGCACTGAATCATCTGCGCGAGGCAGGCATCAGGATCGAGGCGGACAGCCCGCAGGAGGCGAGCGATGCGGATTGAGCCGATCAAGGTGACGGTATACCGCGCCCCCACTGCTGGGCGTCGCTACCTGTCGAAGCGCGCCGCAGTCCGGGCCGAAGCACGGGCACTCATGGAACGGAAGTATCCGACTGAGCGCGGAGACGAGACGGATGGATGGCATAGCTGGCACTGGTCGAGCGATGCCCGCTTGCACCATGTTTACGAACGGCTAGTCCGGATGATTGCTCGCAAAACACGGGCACTAGAAGCACTGAAAGGAGGGGAAGATGAGCGCAGTGATTGATCCGGTCGTACGGTTCCCTGCCCTGCAGGAACTGTGCAAGCCGGGTAGCCAACCGCGCCTGTCCACCGTTGAACGATGGGCGCGCAAGGCGGGAATTCGCTACCAGTACGACGCCAGCGGTGGCATCTGGACCACACTGTCTGCACTAGATGCGGCGCTCGGAATATCCAGCGCCGTATCTGCAAACGAAGCCTACCCAGCCGACCTGATATGAGTCCACGAGCCAGAAAGCCCCAGCCCGGAATCCCCGAGCACATCGACATTGCCAAGCTGCCTGCTGGCGTCTATTGGGATGCAAGCGGCAAGGGGCGATGGTTCGTATTTGAGGTCGTAGAGGGCAAGAAGAAGCGGCGAACTGTGGCCGGACCTGATGCGCGCCTGTCTGATCTGCATTCAATCGCAGAGCAGCCCAAGGATGACCGCACCGGCACAGTCGCATGGGTCTGCGAGCAGTACCACGCCAGCCCGAAATTCACGAAGCTGGAGCCTGGAACGCAGCGCGACTACACGTACTCCCGCGACGTTCTGATCGGCCAGCCAACTGCGCTAGGGGTTCCGTTTGGGCAGCTCCAGGTATCGAAGTTGCGAAACCACAACCTGCAGCGCCTGATCGACCGTATCGAGTCTCAAGGCACGCCAACAAAGGCGAACAAGGCCAAACGCTATGCCAGCATCGTTTTCCGCTGGGCGTTGAATCGCGGGGTCATCGCACACAATCCGGCAACCGGGCTTGAGCAAGCCAGCGAGAGGCCGCGCCAGCGCCTCCCTAGCGACCTCGCCTACAACAAACTATTGGCCTTCGCCCGAGAGCGCGGGCAGCGCGTGTCGCGCACTGCAGGCAGTCTGCCGGATCATCTGTGGATGGTCATGGAGCTGGGGTATATGTGCCGCCTGCGAGGAATCGAAACGCTTACCCTCACTGAGGCAGCGGAAACTTCCGAGGGGCTGGAGACGAACCGGCGTAAGCGGTCGAGGGATAGCGTCGTGCTCTGGGCACCCCGGCTTCGCGCCGCGTGGGATGCCGCCATAGCGCGGCGTCAGCGGATCGTTGCTGGTCGCAGTCTGCCGGTGCCCATGAAGGCCGAGGACCGCGTTGTATTCCTTGCAGAAAGCGGTGAACCACTGAGCAAGAGCGGGCTAGACACCGCATGGCAGCGGTTGGTGAAGCTCGCCATTGCAGAAGGCGTGATCACTGCGGAGGAGCGATTCAGCCTGCATGACCTCAAGCGCAAAGGCGGCACAGATGCAGCTGGCAGCAAGGGTGAAAGGCAGGATGCGCTGGGCGTCAGCGACGCAATGATGAAGGTCTACGACAAGTCGAAGCCACGCGTAAAACCCTCGGGAATTACGGAGTGAATTACGGAGGCACAAAAAAGGCCGCGTTTCCGCAGCCTAAGTATTTGATCTGATTGGTGGGCCGTGAAGGATTCGAACCTTCGACCAAAAGATTAAAAGTCTTCTGCTCTACCGACTGAGCTAACGGCCCAAACAAAGACCCGGCCGCAGCCGGGGCGCGTATTCTACCCCATCATTCGCAAAATCGGAATTCAGACGTAATGCGTGGGATCGGCGAGGCCGGCGGCGCGGAACCCGTCCGCGCGCAGCTGGCAGGCATCGCAGTGGCCACAGGCCCGACCGTCCATGTCGGCCTGGTAGCAGGACACGGTCAGGCCGAAGTCCACGCCCAGGCGCTGGCCCTCGGCGGCGATCTGCGCCTTGCTCAGGTATTGCAGCGGCGCATGCACGCTGATGCCCGCACCCTCGACACCGGCCTTGGTGGCCAGGTTGGCCAAGGCCTGGAAGGCGGCAATGAACTCGGGGCGGCAATCCGGGTAGCCCGAATAGTCCACGGCGTTGACGCCACAGAATATGTCATTGGCGCCCAGCACCTCGGCCCAGCCCAGCGCCAGTGACAGCATGATGGTGTTGCGGGCCGGCACGTAGGTGACCGGGATGCCGGCGCCACCCGCCTCGGGCACGTCGATGTCATCGGTCAGCGCCGAACCGCCGATGCTGCGCAGGTCCACGTCCACCACTTTGTGCCCGGCCACGCCCAGGGCGCTGGCCACACGCTTGGCTGCTTCCAGTTCGGAGGTATGGCGCTGGCCGTAGCGTACGCTCATGGCGTACACCTCGAAGCCCTGTTCCTGGGCCATGGCGACGACGGCGGCAGAGTCCATGCCGCCGGAAAGAAGCACGACTGCTTTCTTCTTCAT